ACCGTCGTCACCGTCGTCACCGTCGTCACCGTCAGGCGACGACTCATCACCCTCGTCACCCTCGTCACCCTCGTCACCGTCATCGGGCTCAGGGGGCTGCGTGGGCTCAGGGGGTTGAGGGGGCTGAGGGGGCTGAGGCACGTCAGGCTGGTCGGGCGGTGCCGACACGGGCTCAAGGGCGCGCCACTTCAAGACGAACCGGCAGGCCACGTCGTAGCTCCAGAGGGAAGCGAACTCGATGCCCTCCGGGGCGTTGACGCACTGGTCGTACAGCCAACGGTACAGGTCACCCTTGGGGCCGGGGATCCGACCCAGCAGGGCAGCCGTGAACGCGTTGCCGTTGCCAAAGGCCTGCCTCGACAGCAGGGCCGCGGTGAACGCGGCATGCCGCCACTCGCAGGGATTCCACGGCTTGCCGTTGATCTCGGCCACCAGCTTCGTCAGGAGGCGGCGGAAGAGGCCGCGGGCATTGCGCGCCGGCGACTTGGTGATGACCGCGTTCTCCATGCGGCCATCCTCCAGCCCGTTCGCGATCGGGTGAGCGATCTCGCGGGAGACCCCGTAGCCTTGGCAGAGTTGCCTGATCGCGTCGATGTCGTTGTTGGTGAAGATCACGTGCCCCGTCTCGTGCAGGGTGTAGGCAGCGATCAGGTCAGCCTCAGCGCGGGACAGCACCGCGTGGTCCGGCAACGCCGGATAGTTGATCCGGAAGCTGCGGCCGCGCTTGAGCGTCTCCCAGCGGGCCATCGGGAACTGGTCCCAGACCGCATAGGCCTGCTTGCCCTCGAAGACGATCTGGCAGGACTGGACGTACAGGCCGGCAGCAGCAACCTGCTTCTGCGCGGCCAAGGGAAGGGCAGCCTTGATGGCGCTGCCCAGAACTCGGTTTGACATGGCGTCCTCCTCAGACGGTGGGGGTGACAGGGGCCACCGTCTTGAGCACGACCGCGTTGCCCTTGAGGGCGTCTTCGATCATGTTCGCGTCGACGTTGGCNGCCCACAGCTGTTGCAGGATCTCGTGGCAGTCGAGCGGCGCACGGTTCACGACCGCAAGCTCGTAGGCCTCGCGGGGAGCGATGCCGTCGAGCAGGGCCTCGGCGAGGTAGAAGGCCTCGCGCATCGTGGGCGGCGACTCCAGAGCGCCGGTCTCGGCCTTGCTGCGCGCCACGCACAGGAAGTCCGCGATCAGGCGGGCCAGCGCCGGGTTCGCACCGGTCTGGCTCACGATGATCTCGGCCTCCTCGTCGGCAGGCAGGTAGGCGAACTGCGCGAAGTACGCGAAGCGGCTCAGGAACGCGTTGTTCTGCTCACGCAGACCCGCGTACACACCAGCCGCATCGCCGCGCCCGTTGCTGTTGTCGGCAGCGAAGAACGTGACGCCGGGGCCCTTCTTCACGACCTCGCCCGTCTCCGGGATGGTCACGATGCCGATCGGCTCAAGAGCCGCATGCAGCGAAGACGTGTACTCAGGACGGGCGAACCCGACCTCGTCGAGCAGGATCACGCAGCCGGGGCGGCGGAAGCCTTGCAGCACGAGGCCGTCCTGCCAGACCGTCGAGGCCGCCTTGGCGCGCTCCCCGCCGATCACGTGGTACGCCTCAAGCGAGGCATCGAACTGCACCCGCAGGAAGCCGCGGCCCAGACGGGCACACAGCTGTCGCACGAACTCGGTCTTGCCGGTGCCGGCAGGCCCACCCAGCCACATCGGCCGGCCCCGCTTCAGGGCCGACAGGGCAGCCTTGAGGTGCTTCGGGTTGAACCGGTAGTCGGCCATCGGCTCGGGGGCGCCCGGGTCGTTCCAGAGCTCGACCTCGACGTCCGCGAGGCCCTTGACCCCGGGGAACGCCTTCGAGGCCCGCACGGTGGCCACGACCTTGATGTCGTAGACCGGCGGGGCGTACGAGGGAACCGGGACAGGAGCCGGCACGATGCCGGAGATCAGGGCGCTGCCGCCACCCTTGACCAAGGCCTCGACGCTGTCCCGCGAGGCCGCGGCCAGCAGCTTGGCAACCAAGCTCTCCTTGGTGGCCCGGGCATAGTCGCCCATGGTGACGCCAAGCTGGCGCCCGATGGAGACAAGCTCCATCTTCGACAGATCTTCGATCATCGCGATCCTCCGCGCTGGGGTGCGGCCCAGCAACCGTCGAGCACTAAGCTCACAGATGCACGGCAACCCGCGCATCGGTGAGCCCCCGCAGCGGGGGCAGCACTCATCAATCCTCGTTCCAGCAGCGCATCGAGGACGTCTCTGCCCCCGTCATCGGGCGCATCTCGCCCTCCCAGTCGCAGAGGAACTCGATCTTGAACCCCTTGTTGCGCAGGCTGTCGCCCTCGTAGTCAACCTGCCACCACTGGGCAGAGGAGACGACCNCGGCGAGGTCACCAGAGGGGGAGTAGGCGTTCAGGACGTACATCAGAAGCTCCAAGCCACCGTGCGGGGTGGCAACCGTTCGAGCATCAGGCTCGCATCAGCACCCGGGCAGGGCGCTCATGCGAACCGGCCGACACCCCGTTCAGGGGAGGCAACCGGCTCGATACATGTTTTCACCGGCATTCAGTGGGGCAAGCCACCCGATCCGCCGTCCGACCGTATACAGGGCCGTTCTGTCCGCTGCCGCCAGCCTCTCGACTGGCACCCGGTGTCCCGGGGGAGCAGCGCCCGACAGGAAGCCAGTCGGGCACGGCGCTGGTTGTCCACCCACCAGCAGGAAAGATCAGAGACTCCGGAGAGTCGTCGATCAGCAAGGCCAACCGACAGGAANGATTCTTGCACAGCTGTGGGATCGGTGCAATACGTGCGTGGATTGGTGCAGGAAGACACGCGTGGAGCTTGTACAACGATACGTGGAAGTGGTAAATTTACGTTCCAGATCAACCACTTAGGCCAACACGCATGAGCAGCCCCACCCCCAAGAAAGACCCCACAACTAAGTCGGGAACTGGGGTCAAAGCGAAGGGCGCGCCCCCAAAGTGGTCGACAGCCGGGCTGGCATCGCGCCGTGAACACAACAGGGCGAAGCGCAAGGAGATCGAGGCACAGGAGACAGCCGGCATGAAGGAGAGGGCGCTGGCGGCCTACGAGGGAGGCGGGGCAGTGCGAAAACCCGGCCGCCCCACCAGCTACACCAAGGCACAGGGGGAAGACATGTGCGCATGGATCGCAGCAGGCAACAGCCTGCGCGGCTGGTGCATCAGGAACAAGGTAGGACTGAGGACGGTGTACCAGTGGATCAGCGCGCAGAGGGAGCTACAGGTGCTGTATGGGGAGGCATGCGAGCACCGTGCTGACAGCCTCGCGGATGAGCTCACAGACATTGCGGATGCGCCAGCACCGGAGGATGGGCTGACGATGGAAGAGGTGCAGNTGCGCCGATTGCGCATTGACACGCGAAAGTGGGTGGCCGCTCACTTACGTCCTGCGCGTTGGGGAGACTCAGCGCCGACAGCCACTGCGGGTAGCATCACAATCCAGATCGGGATCCCTGAGCGTGCGCCAACCGAGGTGATTGAAGCGGTTCAGCCGACAACTGTTGCGCTAAGTGCTTGATTTCATTGGTGATCTGGACGGATAGCGCAGCCGTCTGCACCTGATTCCACAGCTGTGCCCGGCGGGCCGTCAGCACTCACCGCGGCGCAGCAGGGGGCGGCGTGGGGGGGCGGGGGGGGCATGCGGACCACGGCGGCCGACCCCGGGGGGTCGAGCCTCTCCTCTCCCCACCCTTCACGCACTACCGGCGACCGCAGCCGTGTATCGCTCCCCACACTGCACGGTGCCCCCCCCTGTTGGACCCACAGCAGGAGACGCCGGGGTACTGCTTGTTTTGCCGGCAATATCAGCAAAGGCCCCTTAGGGCTCAGTGCAGGCTGGCTTTGTCGAAGCTTCTCAGGATCATGCCGGCAAGGCGCCAGATGTCGGTGTGATCACCGATCTCCCTGAGGTTGAACTCGGTCTCGAACATGTGGGGCTGGCCGTAGAGGTTGCACAGCCCGGTGATCTTGGCGAGATGGGGGGCGAGGATGTTGGTGGAGCGGACCTGCACTGTGCTCAGGGGCCCGCCGATGGAGTTCAGGGCTTGCTCAAGGAGTTCGGGAGGGATGTGGGACATGTTGGCCTTTCAGAGGGGCTTCCCCCTGTTCTTCCACTTCTTCCACTTCTGCAACTTCTCCCTGTTCTCCCTGTTCTCCTTGTTCTTCCTGTTTTTCCTGTTCTTCCTGCTCCGCAGCTTCTTCCTCTTCTTCCCGCGCCCCCACTGCTCTCCTACTGTCTTCCTCTGTCCTAGTACTGCTGTTTACTCTTGAAGCACTACCACTTGGTGGTGAGGTCGGTGGCAGCCCTTCCCACCGAAGTAGGAATGACTGCGACGGGGGCACCTCTCGTATGGAGCCGGCCGTACGGCCCCCACCTTTGCGACGCACGGGCGTGGAGTTCGCCACCCGCTTCCGGTTCTTCCGCGTCTTCCCACAGTACCGGTACTGCGCATGCGCCCTGCCGTCCTGTGCTCCGACGACGCATGCAGGCCTGACTGTATCAGAGCAATACGTCTGGTGTGGGGGCAAAAAAAGGCCTCCTGAGCCGAAACTTAGGAGGCCTATGCCCCGCACATAAGAAAGGCGGGGATCAGGGAGGAACAAATGACAACGGGGACGAGTATACCGACGATACGTCCAAGGTGGCACAATCTGCGCGTATTGAGGGGGAAGATGGCGGGATTGAACTACGTGCCGCCCGGGCCTCAGGCTCTGGCGTTCCATCAGGATGACTCGTTCGGCCGTGGGCTGATGGGCCCAGTCGGGTCGGGCAAGTCGTCGGCCTGCTGCATCGAGATCTTCTACAGGGCCTTGAGGCAGAAGCCCGGCCCGGACGGGATCAGGCGCAGCCGCTGGGCGGCGATCCGCAACACCTACGGCGAACTGAAGTCCACCACGATCAAGACGTGGTCGGATTGGTTTGAAGGCATGCAGAACATGCGCTGGGACACCCCGATCGTTTCGACGATCAGGCTGGGGAACATCGGCGATGGGACTGGGCTGGAGCTTGAGGTGCTGTTTCTGGCCTTGGACCGACCTGACGATGTCGGCAAGCTCAGGTCGCTGGAGTTGACCGGGGCTTGGCTGAATGAGGCCTCAGAACTTGAGAAGGCGGTTCTGGACATGTGTACGCAGCGGGTGGGGCGATACCCCTCGATGCGGATTGGCGGCCCGACGTGGACCGGCGTGATCATGGACACGAACCCCCCGGACGACGACCACTGGTACTACAAGCTGGCGGAAGAGGAGAAGCCGGAAACCTACTCCTTTTTCCGGCAGCCCGGGGCCCTGTACCGCGTCACGGACAGGAAGGATCCGGAGTTCGGGAGGTACAAGTCCAACCCGCTGGCCGAGAACATCCGCAACCTTCGTGGCGGCTACCAGTACTACCAGCAGCAGATCCCCGGCAAGACCGAGGACTACATCCGGGTCTTCATCTGCGGCGACTACGGCACGACGATGGACGGCAAGCCCGTCTACCCGGAGTGGAACGACAAGCTGCACGTCTCTCCGGTCCAGTTGTCTCCAACGCCGGGGATCCCGCTGGTGCTTGGGTTTGACTTCGGCCTGACCCCAGCCTGCATCATTGGCCAGATGCGCCCGAATGGGCAGGTAGTGGTGGTTGAGGAGCTTGTGTCTGAAGACATGGGCATTCGCCAGTTCTTCAGCGAAGTCGTGCTTCCGATGCTCAACGGGAAGTACCGCAGCTTCAGGATTGAGGCTGTTGGCGACCCCGCGGGGGCGAACCGGTCACAGACCGACGAGCGGACCTGCTTCGAGGAGCTGTCGGATCTGGGCCTTGAGTGCGAGCCCGCAATGACCAATGAATTCGTCAAGCGGCGGGAGTCGGTGGCGTTCTTCCTCCAGCGCATTAGCCAGTCTGGGCCCGGGTTCCTGATCGACCCATCTTGCCGGACCCTGATCAAGGGGTTTCGTGGCGGCTATCGGTATGAGCGCCTCAAGACCTCAGGGCCCGCCCGCCATAAGGACCGCCCAACCAAAGACAAGTTCAGCCATCCCCATGATGGCCTTCAATACCTGTGCCTCCACCTTAGAGGCGAAATGCAGCCCACGAAAGCCCGGCAGGTCGAAAGCGTCGCTTGGGCATAGGAAACGCCATGGACATGAGCCTGCCCCCCACGATCCCTGACACCGTCATCACTTCTTTGTCGGCACACATCGAGAAGTGCTACAGCGAGGCCAAGCAATCCAAAGAGCAGATCACGCAGCGCCTGCTTTCTTGCCACCGCCAACGCAAGGGCGAGTACGAGCCGCGGCTGCGGGCCATGATCGCGCAAAGCGGTGGGCAGGAAATTTTCATGATGCTCACGGACATCAAGTGCCGCGCCGCGGACGCTTGGATCAAGGACGTGATGCAGAACCACAACGAGGCCACGTGGGCGCTGAACCCGACCACTGAGCCGGAATTGCCGCCGGAAATTGGGGCGGAAATTGAGGGCGTGGTGATGCAGGAGGCTGCCGCAGTTGCAGCCTCTGGCATGCCGATCGAGCCCGAGACGATGTCGATGCGGCAGAACGAGGTCCTTCAGGAGGCCACTGTCAAGGTCCGCGAGGAGGCCACCCTGCGATGCAAGCGCATGGAGGACCGGATCATCGACAAGCTGGAGGAGGGTCGCTGGAGAGACGCCCTCGGCGAGGTGATCTACGACTTCACAACCTACCCCGCCGCCTTCATCAAGGGCCCGGTGCTGCGCAAAAAGAGGCGCATGAAATGGGGCCCAAACTTCACACCCGTGGTGGCTGAAGAGGTGGTGATCGATGTCGACCGCATTTCCCCGTACGACATCTTCCCCGGACCGTCTGCCGTTTCAATTCAAGACAGCTATTTGCTTCATCGTCAGCGGCTGACTCGATCCGCTCTGCGGAACATGAAGGGCCTCAAGGGGTCTCGCCCAGAAATCATTTCCGAGGCCATCAATCAATTTCGTGAAGGCTACAGAACAATTCTGCCGGGCGACAACGAATACGAGCTACTCAACAACAACAATTTGACCCACAACGCGGACGGCCTTTTCGAGACTCTCGAATACTGGGGGCCGGCAGCTGGTTTTATGTTGATTGAGTGGGGAATGACCGAGGTCGACGGAAATCCTGTTGACCCGGACGACGAATATCAGATAAATGCGTGGAAAGTCGCAAACCACGTTATCCGGGTTGTGATAAATCCGGACCCGCTTGGTCGTCGCCCGTATTCAAAAGCCTGCTTCGAGGAAATTCCCGGGTCCTTCTGGGGCACAGCGCTGCCGGAAATGATGAAGGATGTGCAGATCATGTGCAACGCCTCGGCCCGCGCCTTGGCCAACAACATGGGTCTAGCCTCCGGCCCGCAGGTCGAGGTCAACGTCGACCGCCTGCCACCCGGCGCCTCGATCACCAGCATGTTCCCGTGGAAGGTCTGGCAGACCACGAACGACCGCTCTGGCTCTGGCCAGCCGGCGATCCGGTTCTTCCAGCCCGACATGAACGCGGCCGAGCTCCTGAACGTCTACCAGCACTTCACCCGGGTCGCGGACGAGGTCACGGGGGTGCCGAACTACGTCTATGGCAGCACCAACGTCTCTGGTGCCGGCAGAACAGCCTCCGGCCTGTCGATGCTGATGGAGAACGCGGCCAAGGGCATCAAGCACGCCATCATGGCGCTGGACCGGGCCAACTCTGAGGTGGTCCACCGCATCTACACCCACCTGATGATGCATGACCCGGATCAGGCCATCAAAGGCGATATGCAGGTCGTGGCGGCCGGGGCCATTGGCGCCATGATCCGCGAGCAGCAGGAGGTTGCCCGCCGCGAGTTCATGGCCGCAACTCTCAACCCGGTCGACACCCAAATCATCGGGGTGGAGGGCAGGGCTTATATGCTTCGGGAAACTGCCAAGGGCATATTCCCGGACATCGACAAGGTAGTCCCGAATCCCCAGCGGATGAGGGAATTGATGATGCAGCAGCAGCTGGCGGCACAACAAGCCGCTCCACAACAAGAAACCCCCATGGCTTGATTTTGTACACAAGCAATACGTCAAGCTATATACTCAACAGTGCGAGGTATCTAACATGAACCGAGACTACGGCAAGAAGTTGCAGCCCACCCAAAAGATGGCGGAGGGCGGCAGTGTCGGTCTATTGGAGCGCCTGCGGGCCGGGAATGTCGACGAGCCCGGGTCCGAGGCCAATATGCGCTGGGGGTCAGGCAAGAAGGCGATGGACGCCGCCGTTGCCGCCGAGCAGGCCAGCCGCGCCCCTCTGCCGAGCGCCGAGGACAACATGCGGGCAGTGCGCGACTCGATCGCCGCTGACGCGCCCAAGATGTCCGAGTCAGAGAGGAACAAGTTCGTCGATGCCAACGCCTCCCCGGCCGGCGCTGACGCACTTGAGGACAACGACCCCCTCAGCAAGGTCATGAAGCCCGCGGCCGCTGCCGCCGCCCCTGCCCCTGCCCC